GTACGCCCGTGGATATCGCTACCTCGAGAATTCGATGGATGCGATCAAGGAGATCAAAGGATCTGCGGTGATATCAAAACCGCGCGAGGTAGCTTTAGGAAAGCGCCCGGTAGTCCAGGTTTCATTGGGACCAGTGGTGGTTGGAGCGGTTCGCCCACACCCTTGTCCCCTGGACCCCGATACAACCATTGCTGGAGTGAGGCATAGGTTTCTTAAGAAACCGCCCACGCCTGAGGAGTCGCTTCTGAAGAAGTTCAGATTGCACTGTAGGCGTGTTTGCCGGAAAGAATTTACCCCCATTTCTTCCGATGCTGATGTGAGCGTTGAGCAATGGCTAAGCCACACAGATTACCCCGACTGGAGACGCAAAGAACTCCGGGTTCAATGGGATGGCGTTGCGAGTATGTGGGACCCAGATAAGTCCCACCGCTACTTCCGATGCAGCTCCTTCATGAAAGATGAGGATTATCCAACCTACAAGCATGCCCGTGCTATCAACTCACGGTCTGATGCGTTCAAGTGTGCTGTGGGACCTATCTTTAAGCTAATAGAAGAGCAAGTGTATCGACACAAAGCCTTTATTAAGCATGTTCCTGTTTCGGAACGCCCTGATTACATTATGGGCTATCTGAACCGTGACGGAGCCAAATATGTCGCCACTGATTATACAGCTTTTGAGAGTCTGTTTGTGCGCGAGTTGATGGAAGCCTGCGAGTTTGAGCTATACTCGCACATGACGCAACATTTACCCGCTGGCGGGGAATTCATGCGCCTGGTACGCGAAGTGCTAGGTGGGCGAAATTTGTGTGTCTTTAAGGACTTCAAGGTGATGGTAGATGCCACCAGGATGTCCGGCGAAATGTGCACATCCCTAGGCAATGGGTTTTCAAACCTTATGCTAATGCAGTTCGTTTGTGCTGAAGTCGGATGCAGGGAAGTGTTGGGAGTGGTTGAAGGAGACGATGGTCTCTTTACCATGGTGGGGACTCCCCCCACCGCAGCGGACTTCGCCCGGTTGGGCTTAGTCATTAAGTTGGAGGTGCATGACACCATCTCCACCGCATCCTTCTGCGGTCTTGTCTTTGATCCTACGGATAGAGTCAACATCGCAGACCCACGCAAGGTTTTAACTAACTTTGGGTGGGCGCAACGGAAG